TGGCCGGGGGAACCGTGAGGAGCAACACGTTGAAGAGCGCCCCGGCGACGATAAACGCCAGCCCCGTCCGGATGAGGTGGTAGCTGACCTTGCCGAACTGGTCGATCTGCTTCACGCCGTCGCCAATCTTCGTGAAAAGCATCACATAGAACGCGAGGCCGCCGACGCAGATGAGGCCGTTCGCAAGGAGGTTGAGAGAGCGAATCATTCCTTCGTCTCCGGAAAGATTTTGGCGATGAGCATCTCGACGCCACGCATCCCGAGCACCCCGAGGAGGAACGCCATCCCCGACTGCACGTTCGGGGACGCCGCGATGCCCGTGACCTCAAAGACCACCGGGGTCAGGAAGTAGGCGCTCGACGTGCCCGCCGAGATCGCCAGTAGGTTGTCGCGGAGGTTGGAGTGGTTCGCCTTCCCCACCGCCACCAGCGAGCCGAAGAAGCCCGCCACCAAGAGCATTACGCTCGACTTATCCTGCGCCATCAGAACCCCCCGGTCGGTTATGTCATCCCGTCAAATATATATGCAACGTGTCAAGCGTTCCAACCAGTCACGGGGAACGCCCCAGCGTCGATGCGCTCCTTGACGACCTTGAACACCGCGTCGTAGCCCTTCGCCACCGAGCGCATCCCGTAGAGCCGTCGCGCCCGCGCTCGCACATCCTTGCGGTCCAAGTCCCGCACCCGGTCGATGGCCTCGAGGAACTGCGCCGTCGTTTGGCAGCGGAACCCCGTGCGGTCCTGCGCCACCGTCTCCGTGAACGCCCCAAACGCGGTCGTGATCGCGGGCGTCCCGCAGAGCGCCGCCTCGACCACCGTCCCGCAGAACGGCTCGACATACGCCGACGGCGCGATGATGGCCCGCGCATTGCCCAAGAACGCCGCCCGCTCCGTGGTCAACGGCCCCAAGAACGTCACGTTCGACGGCACCTCACCGAACGCGTCCGGATCGCCCTGCCCGGCAATCACGAACGGGATGTTCGGGCGCAACCGGGCGAGTTCCAAGATGCGCGGGAGCCCCTTGCCCTCGGTCAACCGCCCAAGAAAGACGACCGCGTCCCCGCCCCGACCCTCGGGCCACTCGTCTACGTCGTAGCTGTTCGGCACCACAAACTCGAGCCGCCCCGAGGTCTGATGCACCCCGTGCCGACCCTCCTTCGCCATCGTGCCGTGCCGCACCGCCTCGCTCTCGTACACCCGCCACGGGAGGAGGCAGTCGTAGTAGCCGATCCCGGACTCAATCGCCCCGGCCCCGGCCTTGAGGACCGGTAGGTCACGGATAGCGGACGAGTGCGCGTGACCGAACGGGAGGAGGATGCAGTCGCCCGGCTGCACGTACTCTTTGAGCGCGTCGCGGGCGTAGAGGTTCCATTGCCGATAGACGGGCGAGTCGGCCTTCGCATCGTCGCCGTAGAAGCCCGTGCCGTGCTCGTGGTAGGCGTGACCGAGCAGGGCTTGGTGCTCGTCCTGCTCCATCAGCGTCACATCGACCGACGCCCCGGAGTCCGACCCCGCCACCCCGTAGTGGATGACCTCGTAGCCCAAAGGACGGAGCATTCGAGGGAGCTTGTAGACCTTTTGCGTGAAAGCGCAATGCGCGAACGCTTGAGTCGTGACGGTGTGGGGGATCGACAGCAAGTGGAGCCGCATACTACCTCGATGGAGGTGAGACTGGTGGTTAGATCGGGATGGCCGAGCGGAAGGAATATGCCGCAATCGGGATGCCGCCGACGAGGGCTTGGATGACGCAGGTCGCCTCGGCCCCGTCGCCGAGGGCGATTGAGGCGGTGTAGGGCGAGGTGACGTTCGTGTAGGCCGCGCTCGCGTCCGTGATGGGGTCGCCCGTCACGTTCACGAGGTCGATGTCGTAGGTCACCCCGGACGGCATATTCGCCACCGTCCAGATGATATCGACCGACCCGCCGCCGTCGCCGGGCGTGAACCCGTTGTCAAAGTAGGCGCTCGTGATGGCCGGGACGGTCGAGGCCACGGGCGGGATGTTCACCGACTCCGAGATGGTGACCCCCGTCTTGGTCACCGCGAACGCCGCCACCTTCGTCGCAGTCCCGGTGTCCCGCGTCACGTTCACCGTTCGCGGCGAGGTCCACCCGCTCACCGACTGGCTCACGCCGTCCAAGTTGTAGACGATCGTCCCGTCCCACGTCACCACGATGTCGTAACTCGACGCCCCCGGCGTGGTCACCGCCTTGAGGCTCGGGGCCGAGAACGACGGGACGACGACCACGTTCACCCCGCTCGCCGTGCCGGACGCCTCGGACGTCGCCGCGGAGTCGGCCTGACCGGGGGCGCGATGCTTGAGCCGGTAGTAGTAGGTCGTCCCGTTCTTGGGCAGGTAGTCGACATAGAGCCCGATTTCTGCCGAAATCACGTCGAGCTCGGTGAACCCGCTCCCCGAGGTGGTCGACCGCTCGATGATTGTCTGGAACGCTCCCGCCGCGGGATAGAGCGCGAGCGTGATGCCTTGCGGGAGGTTCGCATCGTTGACACCGCCGAGTACCTGCACCGCAATCGGCGCGGTCGCCGTCCCGGTCGTCGTCCCCGCCGTCGTGAACGTCGCCGTCACCGGCGTCATCGCCACCCGCGCCACCGCATCCCGAAACGCGACTCCCGCGATGTACGCGGTCGACGCCGTGAGGTCGGCCAGCAACGTCGAGGTCGTGCCCTCGGCCAGCGTGTTGATGCGGTACGGCGTCCAATCGCTCGGAGCTACCGAGCCCGGCGCGACGTAGACGTCCACCGCGTCGACCGTGTTCCCGTTGAGACTCCACGAGAGGATCGCCGTCTGGCTGGTCAGCGTCCCCACCGTCACGCTCGTCGGGGCCGTCCACGAGTTTAGCGTCACCGTCTGCCACCCCGACCACGCGCTCGGGAAGATGCCCGGCACCTCGGAGCGGATGCGGACGTAGACCTTCGTTGCGCCGAGCTTGACCGCCGGTAGCTGTACCGCACCTGTCGGAACCGCCCCCGGCGCATAGCGCGTGAAGAGGTTCCCGTTCTTGCCAGCCGTCGGAGCACTCGCCCCCGTCGCCCACTCGACCGCGACCCCGATGCTGCCCGAGTTGAGCGTGGCCGCGTTCGTGATGGTGAACTGCGCCACCCGACGCGGATCGCTCGTCGAGACTGCCAGCGAGACCGTTGCCGCCGTCGCAGGCTGTACGAACCCGCCCGCGTCGACCAGCTTGAACGCGACCGACTCGGGCCGCTCCTCGCGCCTGACCACCTGCGCCACCCGCGACCCGACCGAACTCTCGCCGATGCGGTAGTTGCGGTTCGGGTAGTAGCTCGCGTCGATGTAGATGAAGTCGCCGACCTGCGCTGCCGCGGCTGCCGCCGTGCGAATGACCTCGACCTCGGAGTTCACCGCGCCACGTCCGAACCGCTCGAAGCCCTCGTACACCACGCCCTGCGACCACGCCTCAAACGACGGGACGAACGATGCCTCGTCCGTCACCATCCCCGGGATGTCATAGGAGACGACCCGCGTCGAGAACGTCGAGGTGTCCGCGTTGTCGTACTCGAGCGTCTGCTCGGTGGCGTAGATGCCGTCCGGCGTCGGGTCGGTATCGTCCGAGTCGAAGTCGGTCGTCGAGGTGATGACGCTCTGGGTAAGCGTGAACCCCGTCACCACCGTCGCCTCGTCCAAGTCGTAGATCACCGGTGGCGTGTCGCCCATCAGGTCCGCGGTCGCTAGCGTGTACGTCGGGCTCGTGTAGTTCAGCACCCGCGTCGAGAAGAACTCGACCTCGCCCGCGGTGTTGATACGCGCCGAGAACCCGAACGGCCCGAAGATAGACTTCTCGAGGAAGTCGGCCATCGTCTCGGGGGCCGGGATGCGGTAGGTCACCATCAAGGTGTCGCCGAGCGCGGCCTTGACCGCGGAGTAGGCGCTCGCGTTCACCGTCAGGTTGATGAGTTCGTAGAGCTTCTTCGCGATGTCCGCGGGGTGCGCTTGGATGTAGACCGCCGACCGCTCGGAGACCTGCCGCGTTACCGCCCGCACCCGGAGACTCGTCCCCGCCGACGGCAGGGTCGGCCACGAGGTGCCGGGGTCCGGCTTGTAGAGCTTGACGTAGAGGTTCTGGTTGCCGTAATAGAACGCCCCCGCGGAGACCGCCATTTGCGGCCCGAGGTTCATCGCTCGGATACTGCCGAGCCATTGATTGCCCGACGCATCCGTGACGATGGCCGTCAGGTCGGGGAACGCGAACACCTGATCCCCGCGGAGATAGGTAAAGTCAGCCCCCGCCGCCGAGGCGTCCCCGCTCACCCGCTTCAAGTACGGCTTGACCGAGCGCCACCATTGCGCCGTCTGCTGCGGCCCCGGGATGCGCTTCTTCTCAAACAACGGATAGAACGCCCCAGCATCATACAGCAGCGCCAGCGTGTCGCCATCGACCGGGCTCGACGTGCCGGTCGTCGCCTTGTAGGTGTAGGACCACCCGCCGGAGTCAATCGTCCGCGCCGTGCCGCCACCGAGCCCCGTGATAATCGGCCCGCCAAAGATGCAGCCCCGCTTCGGGAACGCCGCCCGCTCTGCTGTGGTCTGCCAAGTGAAGATCTGCTTCGTCTGCTCCACCCGCCGCGTGTTGCTGACCGTGATGGCGTAGCGGATCGCGTCGACCTGCCGGATGTTGGAGATGAACCCCGCGCACCACGCCGTCCACGACGAGCCGCCGTCGGTCGACATCTCGACGAACGCCCGACGCGAGAGCAGGTGCGGGCGGGCCGTGGTCGCGGAGGAGTCGTTGAGTTGGTTCGTGAGGACGCGGATCGTGCCCGTCCCGTCCGTCCCCGTCGCGACGTCCACCACCTCGACGTTGTACGCCCCCGTCCGCACCGCGCCCGTGAGCAGGTCGACCTCTTGCCCGTCGCCGCTCGGTGGGGCCGCGATGTACGGGTTCGTCCCTCCACGGATAGACGTGAGGACGAGCGCGTCCGCCGAGTCAACGGCGTTGCGAATCCGTAAGCGATAGGCTTGAGTCGGCATCGTTAGCTGTTGGCGTTGTAGGTCGCAACGCCAGTGCGGGCGAACGTGCTATTGTCTACGCCGTTCGTCACGGTCCATAGGAAAAGCGGGCCGTCATAGGTGCACAGCATCGCGCTCGGGCTGGCCGCAATATTAATGACCGTGAATGTCATCGAATACAAGAGCGCCGTCTTGTCCTGCAAGGTCAGCCCCACGTCCGCCTCGGGCGCGAGACAGCAGGTGTAGGTGCGGTTGAGCGGGTCTTCGGTCGCCACGGTCACGGTCCCCCCGCCGAGGAGATGCGCTTGCAATCGCAGCATCCGATCCATCGACGTGTTCGGGATGTCGTTCATCGCGAAGGACGCCCCGTAGTCCGTGCGGAAGGTAAACATCGACCGCGCCCCGGTGCCGAGCGAGACCGCCGCCGCCCCGATAGGCCGCTGGAATGGCACCCAATCCGCAAACCGCGACGCGACACCGCCCGCCACCGACCGCAGGCCGTTGTCGAGCAGGGTCGTTCCGACGCTGTCCGTGAAGCTGATATACGCCATTAGCCCACCCTCCCTCGGCTATTCGCCTTCGCCAGCAACTCCTGCATCGCCCGCTGCGCGGTCGGATCGTTCGGCCCGATGATGGTCACGTTCGTCGAACTCCGCGGGGTCATCCCCGCCGCCGTCGTCGCCGAGGTCGAGCCGAAGATAATCTGCGAGGTCGCCCCAGCCGAGACGCCTGCCGCCGAATAGGTCAACCCGCTCGGGCCACCGATGGCCGACATCGGGGCGGTCTTGGCCGAGCCGCCCATCGACCGCGCCAAGGCGAGCAACGCCACCGCCGAGGCGACCGCGAGAAGCGGGTGCGCCATCATAAACGTCTGCACCGCCGCCAAGAGCTTCCCGAGTCCAATCGCCGCCACCGCGACATCGACCATTGCCGAAGCGAGTGATCGCACGATGGCCTGCCCCATTGCCTCAAACGCCCCACCGACATCACCGCCAGCGATGGCGGCCTCAAGGCCAGACATCAGGCCACCCTTGAGCGCCGATTCAATCCCCGACGCGATGCCAGCCTTGAAGTCGTCAAACTTGATGAAGTCGAGAAGCTGCTGGTTGATGTCAATGCCGAGACTCGCCAGTTCACCCTGCATCCCGGCCAAGCTGACACCAAGACTCGCCGCGAGACTCTCGCGTTGCATCTGACCAGCCGCTGCACCCTTGCCCGTCTGCTGGTCCCACGGCGCAGGGCGCTCCGAGGCAGGCGGGCCAGTTCGCTGTCGTCGCCGTGCCGCCGCCTCGCGCTCGGCTCGCTCTTCGCGCTCTTGCACGGCTTGCCGCGCTCGGGCATTGCGCTCGATAGCATCCGTCAGCGCGTCGACAGCTTCCTTGCGCCGACGATCTGCCTCGGTCGCCGCATCCGTCGCGCTCTTGGCCGCGTCGACGACCTCTGTGTGGTATTGCTGCGCGGTCGCCGCCAGCCCGATGCGTTCGCGCAGGTCGGTAATGGCCGTCTGCTTTTCTTGGATGCTCTCGGTCAACTCCTGCATCCGAGCGCGAGCCGTCAGTTCGGCTGGCGTAAACTCGGAGGACAGCTTGCCAGAGAGGTATCCATACTGCTGGTTGAGACGAGCCAGTTCGGTCGCTTGCGCTGCAATCGCATCCCGTCCGCGCTGGCTGGCCGTGCCGAGGACCAGCTTGTCGAGCTCCCGCTGTAGGCCCGCCACGTCACCGACGTCGACGAGTTCGTCGAGCTTCTTCTTGGTCTTTTCAATCTCGCCACGGGCGCTGAACATCGCGGTCCCGATGGCCGCCGCCGTCGCCAGCAGACCCGCCACGACCAGCCCGGTCGGGCCAAACATCGTCGCAATCTGGGAGCCAGCCTCAACGATGCGCGTCCCGGCGTCAGCGGTCAGCGAACCCGTCCGCGCCATCGACTGACCGACCGCCGCGAACCCGATCGCCGCCTTCGCCGCTCGGTCCTTCGCGATCTCGGTCGCCTGTCCTGCGGCCTTCATCGCGGTGCCCGTCGTCGTAACCTGCGACGTCGTGACCTTCATCTGCGTGGCGACCGCGTTGGCCTCGTTCTTGAGGCGCTTGAGCGCGGCCTCGACGACCGCCGCGCCCTCCTCCTTCACCAGCATCTCAACGCTAAAGACCCGCATCGCTTACTCCTTCTCGTTGGCCTTCGCGACGGCCTGCGCCATCCGTTGAGACAATGCGGTGAGCCGTTCCCGCGTCTGGTCAAACATCTGCGACAACTGGCCCGCCGCCTTCAAGTATCGCATCTCCATCTTCTGCAAGTCCTGCGGCTGATGGAACGCGATGGCGACCTGTCCCGCCAAGTCCGTCCGTTCCCCCATTCGCGTGACCGTCGCCTCCCGCTCCATCGTCCGCATCTCGGCCCACGTCCACAAGGTCAGCGCGAAACTCTCCCGCGCCACCGCCCCCACCCCGCGCCCGGTGCGGGTAGCCGTCTCGACCACCACGCGCCGGATATACTGCTCCGCGTCCCACTTGACGGCGACCGACGGGCCATCAGCCGCCGCCAGCGTCAGTTTTTTGCGGCCTGCTCCGCGAGCATCGCCTCGACCTCGACCACCTGCCCACGGCTCAACTGCACCAGCGCCGCGACCTGATCCACCGAGAGGCGAGCGACCTCCTCGGGCGTCAAATCCGGGCACGAACTCGCGACCACCTCGAGCAAGGCCCCGAGCATCGCGGAGCCGTTGTCGTCCGTCTGGAGCGCGGCGACCTTGTGCGCCGACGCCCCGGTGAGCGGATAGACCACGACCTCGCGACCGAAC